CGAGGCGCGTCAGCGGTCGCATGGCGTGCTGTGGCTGCGCCGTGGTGTCCTCGATCATCGAGAGTCTCCTTTCTTGAGATAGAGGCATCGTTTGCATGTTACGTCAGCCCAACGGCGCGACTTTTGTGCCGTTTCGACGTATCCCCTTCCGCTGGTGCCACAAAGGATCGTTATGTCGCCAGAGACGAACCCCCTTGTGACAACCTGTTTGTGAACGGCACCGCGCTGCTTGCCCACGCGCCCTCCTTTCTTCACGTTCTCAGTCTCTCAGCTATGGTAGCTCCGTCTAGCGGATGGCATTCCAGTATACAACATCTCTAGAGACTTGTCAAGCAGCTTGCTTCCAGCTCGCCAGTCTGCTATACTTGCCGCTGGCGGAAGTGAGCGCGTCCGAGCCAGCCACGGATCGCGGCTCTTTCCGCTGAGGCTCGTAGGGGGCTCTCGCTCTCGTCCATCTCTCCCGAGAGCCCCCGCGAGATCGAGCAGTATGCCAACCACCACCGCTCCACCCCGCTCCATCAACCTCCGTGCTCGGCTGCATCCCGGCCAGCAACGCGCACAAGATAGCAAAGCCAAGATCGTCGCCGTCATCGCCGGGACGGGCGGCGGGAAGACCAGCTACGCGCCTCTCTGGGCTATCACGGAGCGAGCGAGGCTGGCGGAGGCGGGAGCATTCTCGTCCTCCGGCATCGTCGTCGCTCCCTATAAGATTCTCAGGCGCACCACGATGCCCGCTTTTCTCCGGCTGTTCCAGCATAAGCTCTCTTTGGGTGAGTGGGAGTCAAGACAAGACGGCATCTGGCGGTTCCACCCGCACTTGGGCGGGGGCTATGTCTACTTTTGCAGCGCCGACACGCCCGAGTCCATCGAGGGCGCCCACGTGCATTGGGCCGTCTTGGACGAGGCGGGCCAGCGCCAGTTCCCGCAAGAGAGCTTCAGAGCCGCCGAGCGCCGCGTGCGGTTCTATTCGGGCAGAATCCTGATTACGACAACGCCCTACGTCTTGGGCTGGCTTAAGGCGCTCTCGGACGCCACGCGCTTGCCTCCGACGAGTAAAGACTCGCATGGGCGCGAGCGCGTGAATCCCGCACGTCGCGCCGACGTGGATATCATTACATTCCCCAGTATTGAGAACCCGAAGTTCCCGAAAGAAGAGTTTGAGCGTGCTCGTGCAACGCTGCCACCTTGGATGTTCAGGATGTTCTATCTCGGCGAGTGGGACAGACCTGCCGGCCTCGTGTATTCCATGATCACGGATGATCACTGGATCAACACAAGCCAGATGCCGAAGGGTTGGCAAGCGTGGCCCGGCTACGCGGGCGCCGACTTTGGTTATAATGCCCCACACGCCCAGGTTTACGGAGCGCACGATGCGGTCAGTGACATCCTCTACATCTTCGACGAGTATTATGCGACAGAACGAACAAACGCGCAGAATGCGAGAGAGGCGCCTCATCGAGAGCAGGTCACGATGGCGTGGGGCGACCCGGCTGCGCCCGAAGCCATCGCCGAGTTCGTGCATCAGCGATGGCGCATGACGGCGTGCCCGCGCCATGAGGTGGTAGAGGGACTCAAGGAAGTCTTCGAGCGGCTGGCGACCGGGCGCCTCTTCTTCGTCCGTGGCAGACTAACCGAGCTTTCTAAAGAACAGGACTCCTACGTCTGGGACGCAGAGCACCCCGATAAGGTCATCAAGATGAACGACCACGGCTCCGACGCCTTGCAGTATCTCTGTTGGGGGCTGAAAAGCTCTGGACGCTCGCTGCCCGATCAAGCGTTCTCTCCCGGGCGCATGGGCGGCTGGAAGCTCGAGGACCCCGGCATCCCGGAGAGCGCAGTGTCCGGTGGCTCGACCGCACGCATGTATCTCGGAACGAGGCAGGGGCTTCGGTCACGGTTGGCAGGGCTCCCCCGCCGGTTCACCGGCAGCCGCTAGTTGACGCGCCTTGACATGCCGTGCTATACTCTCATGTGGGAGAGGAGCACCGCTTCTCATGAGCTACCACTGCCAGCATTGCGGCCAGCGGTATGTCGGCTCGTACCGGGCTTCACACCTCAGCGTCTTCTGTGTCACCTGCTCAAAGTCTCTCCTGCACCAGTGGGTCTCGGGTACACTCGATGCGTTCTGTTGTATGATCGCGCAATGTAGCGCATCGCTGCCGGTCCTCAAGCTCTCTCGTTGGTACAGATTGATGAACAAAGTCTTCAAAGGCGAGGCGGTCATAAGGTGATGAAGGGACTGTACTCTCGCGCCACAGCCCGCCCGGCTGTTCCCTCCAGGTGGCAGAGGATGCGGCAACGCCGCCTGAACGAGCGTGGCCGTCTCACGCGCATAGACACGCTGCCGGAACATCATACATTCATCGATATGGGGTGTAGTCTCCACCCCACATGCTTGTCGTGTCCGCTCCCCGCTTGCCGCTATGATGTGCATGGCGGGGCGAAGGCAATACGCGCTCGATCCAGAGAGAAAGAGACTCGCGTCCTGCGAGATACGGGCATGACCGCAGAAAGCATCGCTGGCGTCCTAGGTGTCTCTCGACGCACGGTGTACCGGCTTCTATCTAAGGAGGCTATAGATGCCTGAAGACATCCCGACGCAACAGCAGTTAGGCGTCTCTGCGAACGGCGACAGACCGGGTTCGCCCTTCGCGGAGGTTGGCACGACCGGGCTGAAGCGGTTTGGCGGCGAGGTCCAAGAAGAGTTCGACCCGAATCTTAGGGGCGTCAGAGGCGTCCGCGTCTATGACGAGATGCGCCGCAATGACCCCGACATCGGCGCGATACTCTACGCGATCTTGCATGTCGCGCTGGGCTCCACATGGGCGGTTGAGGCGGCAAGCCCACAGCAGCCCGACATCGACGCTGCTGACTTCTTGCGCGAGTCCTTGTTTGAGGACATGTCGCACTCATGGCGTGACTTCGTGATCAACGCAATGACCTCGAATGCGTTTGGCTGGGCTCTCTTCGAGATCGTCTTCAAACAAAGGCTCGGCGCGGCCGAGACTCCGCCTTCGAGATACAGCGATGGACGCATAGGGATCAGAAAGCTGGGCTTCCGTGGACAGGAGACGCTGCTTAGATGGGAGTTCGACGACCACGGCGGCGTGCAGGGCATGATCCAGCAAGCGCCACCCGGCTTTAAGCTCGTCGAGATTCCTATTGCGAAGTCGCTCCTGGTGCGCGTATCGTCGGAGAAGAACAACCCGGAGGGCATCTCACTCCTCAGAAACGCCTACCGTCCCTACTACATCAAGACGAACATCGAAGAGATCGAGGTCATAGGCGCCGAGCGCGACATGACAGGTGTGCTGAAGATCATGCTCCCAGCGAACGCCTCGGAGCCGGACTTCAACAAAGCCCGCGAAATGGGCGAGCGATATCGAGCCGACGACCAGACCTATTTCCTGCTCCAACGCTTCGGGCCTCAACCACACGAGGGTTGGGATGTCGATGTGATCAAAACGCCAGGCCAGAAAGTCGTCGATACGGATAAGACGATCACGCGCTGTAGCACCCTTATCACGCGCTCTGTGCTGGCGCAATTCCTGACGCTCGGCCAGGGACGCACAGGCTCGTGGGCGCTCTCGACATCGCAGAAAGANNTGTGGCATCTGGCTGTTAAGGGGAGGCTCGATACGCTCCAGGATGAGATTAATCTCCATCTTGTTCCTAAACTCTTTGCGCTGAACGAGTTTCCCGATATTTCTGGATTGCCCAAGATCAGCCATACTGATCTCGGTGAGATTGACATGGAGAAGCTGACGCCATTCCTGAGAGTCTTGGGCGAGCTTGGCTTAATCAGCTCGACGCAAGAAGTCATCGAGCACCTGCANGANCGCGCTGGCTTGCCNCCGCCCGACCCGGANGCTGCGAAGCAGCTTGAAGAGGAGCCTCCGCCTGAGACGACGAATAAGCCTAAAGACGAAGCGCAGCCTGGAGAGCCTCGGAATCTGCCGAAGAACACAGACCGGCAGCACCAGACGCCAACGACGCTGGGGAGGCCGAACAAGTAATGGGAAGATATCCTGGCGCTGTGTGGGCTAACGCCTACCGGATAGATCCCGGCTACCCCTATATGGACTTGTACGAGTTATCGAAGTTGGAGGAGCACATTGCTCTGCACGGCTCACTCCCAAACTGGAAGGTGTTAGAGTTGATCGGGTGCTATCAGGCAACTGGCATACCACAACGGCTAGGTGAGATCCCTCCGATATGGCCTGCATCTGTGTCTTTGGGGGACGACGGAACATGAAATATTACGCCGCTCACGAGGGCTCCTAATCATTCGCATTGAGCTACTAGCAGACCATGACTGAAGTAAGCCTAACACTCAAGCAGCATGGCTACCAGCGAGCGCTCGATCTGCTCAGCCCTGGTCGTATGCGCCGGACGCTCGACGGAGCTTTGGGCTTGGCGGCGCGGCACATGCTCAAAGTGATCCGGGCGGACTCGCGCGTCGATACAGGCTACTACAAGGGCCGCTGGTGGCAGGATAGAGTCGCTTACGATGAGAGGCGTATCTCGAACGATGCCCCGTATGCCGAGTACGTGACGGGCGCCTCGATGAGCACAACGCTCCCAGGCGGTAGAAGGCGTGGCGCTGGCGATGCGTTCATGAGGAAGATCAAGCGCCAGCAGGCTTCTGCGATCAAGGCCATTATCGAAGAGCGCGTCTTTCGGGAGTTCAGATGATGGCTCATGTCCATCATTGGAAGCTCGGTACGCCCGCTCCCGAGACGACGATTACTCTCGGAGATTGTTCATGTGGTGCGGTGCGAGAGTTCGACTCCACGAAGCTGATGAGGACGGGCGTGGGCGTCTTGCATCTGCATAGCAACAGGAGATGTCCGCTCTGCGGGCGCGCTCTGAACAGCAACATTCATAAGATGCTGTGCGCGGGAAGCAAGGCTATCAGAAATGCCTAAGGTGCTGCACCAACACATGCACCTCTTTATCTGCGACCGCAATGAGTTGCATGTTTTGAGGCTGGTCTGCCATGAGCGGTTGGCGATCTGCCCTGAATGTGGAGCGGCTGGCAGGATGATCGTCGTAGAGGCACAGAATGAGGAGACATCATGAGCGAGCAAGACAATGCAGCCCCTTGTGTCTCTGGTGAGCACCGCTGGTCGCCCACTGGTGTCTGGGACGATGGCAGACTTTACGCTCCCTGTCTACGAAATGCTTGCTGTGCCGAGCTTGAACTTGTGCAGCACACCCGCATCGTCGAGGGCCGTGGCTTGTGGCTGGATGGAAAGCTCCTCGATATCGACGATGATGAATCGGGTGGCGTAGCTAAAATCGTGCTCAGAGAAGCCTATTCGCGCTTTGATGATGGCTGGCTTCCCGAGTTCTCCGCTGAGGAAGACACTATCATTGACGTAGGGGCGCACGTCGGCGTCGTCAGTATTTTTCTTGCGAAGAAGTACTCGGCGTCTCGCATCATCGCGTTTGAGCCCGAACCGATGAACTTCAAGAGGCTGGTTAGGAACCTTAAAGCAAACGGCTGTGACGGCAGGGTAGTGGCGAAGCCGTATGCTATCAGCGCTGCTGGAGGTACCCTGTTGCTGTCAGGCTCTCATGCAACGAATAGTGGGGGCTTCTCGGCATTCACTCGTGGACAGGGCGTGCGTGCGCCAGTCTCATCTCGGACGCTTCGCTCCGTGCTTGATGAATATGCTCGGAGCGGTTGTACCTTACTCAAGATGGACTGTGAGGGTGCGGAGCACAGTATCTTGCACACCGATCCGTCCGTGCTCTCCAAAGTCAGGTTCCTCTCAGGCGAGTTTCATATCAATACGACGCTTGAGGAGCAGGGTTACAGTATCGAGAGGCTGCTCGAACTTGTCTATTCTTATATCCCTAGAGCCCACGTGCGGGTGAATGCTTGTAGGATCTCCGACTAGTGTATGTCCTCCGGCGCACCGTAGGAACCTCCGTTACGATCTTGGCGTCTGATACCCCGATTAGAGTCAGGCTTGCTGGCATCGACTGGTTGGGCGCGTGTGCGCTGCTCCAGGTGTTCAGGGGGCTGGATGGCGAGCCTGAGTTGTTAGAGCTTGGCCCCGGCGAGCGTCATGAGTTGCACCCCGATGTCCAGATGCAGTTGCTCCGGCTCGCGTATGCGACGAACAGCGGGACGCCTGCTCGCGTAGCTGAGTTCGGCTTCGATGCACCTAGATCGATACTGATCCAGCGGACGGAGACAATGGGGTAGGTCTGACACAGGGCTACACAGCGCCCGATCATGGTTCTTGACAGCGAGAGGGTATATGTGCTAGTACGTACATGATGAGGAGCAGTCGCGCAAGACGTGGCTAAACTCCGAGCAAACGCCATAGATGGATGATCCAGATTGCCGTCTGTGGCGTTTCTTTATGTAGGAGGCAGCGGTGCCATACTCAGGGCCCGACGACAAATCGCTCCCGAGCAACGTCAAGAAGCTAAGCTCAAAGCAGAGGCGGCAATGGGTGCATGTCTTCAACTCGGCCCATAAGAGTTGCCTGGCGAAGGGAGGCAAGAACTGTGAGGCGTTCGCGTTCAAGAACGCTAACGGTGTGATGATGAAGGGCTCCACGTATGCGGCGATGCTCGGGGGTGAGGACGCGCTCGGGCGAGCGTTCATCGAGCTGGAGGGCGCTGAGCCTCCTGAGACGATTAATGTCTTCCCCGCACCTGGCGTCTATAAGCACCCGCTGTGGGGCGACGTTGAGGTCACGGAGGAGGGCAACGAGAAGTTCGTCGAGCACTTCAACGATCAGATTTACCAAGAACACGTCCCCATCGACGCTGAGCATGAGACGAAGCTGTCGGGCGCTGTGGGCTACATCAAGAAGCTCACGACNAACGCTGACGGCAGCATCGAGGCTGAGGTTGAGTGGACGGAGCGTGGGCGAAAGCTCATCGAGGACGACTCGTTCAAGTACGTCAGCCCCGAATGGTACGAGACCTGGAAAGACCCCGCGACCGGAGACGAATACGAGAACGTCTTGATTGGAGCAGCGCTGACGACCAGGCCATTCTTTAAAGGACTGCGCTCGCTCGTGGCAAGCGAGGGGCGCTGGTACGACGTTGACTCGGACGAGCGGACGCCCCTCATCAAGAGCACCGTCGAAGGTATCTCATACAACGATGTGCAGTCGATGGTGATGAGCGCGGCTAGGCACAAGTTCCCTGGCATCTTCGGTTCTCAAGCTGGTGGCGGCTGGCTTGTCGATCTGTGGGACGATTACGCAGTCATCAGCAGTGGCGACTGCTACTACCGCGTGGACTTTTCGTTTGAGGGCGAAGAGGTCACATTTTCCGGTCAGCCGAGGGAGGTGCAACGCCGGACAGTTTGGGAAGACTCGCCGCATCAGGGGCGTGACTTCTCGCCGGAGAAGCGGGAGGAGCTTGCGTCAAAGGGGTATGCCATGCCAGATGGCTCGTACCCCATCGTGACTGTCGGCGATCTGAAGAACGCCATCAAGGCGGTTGGACGATCCAAGGCCAAGGAGGTTGTAAAGAGACATATCACGAAGAGAGCGCGAGCACTGGGCAGAACAGACTTGCTGCCGGAAGATTGGAAGGGCAGCACGAAGGACAAAGCAGCGAAGGAGGATCAAATGACGGTAAACGTCGATGAGCTTGAGATCGACAAGCTCCCAAAGAAGGATCAGACAACGCTCTTCCAGCGCCTCGCATCGTCGCTTAAGGCGACCGTGAAGTTCGGCCATGATCCAGAGCCGGGCAAAAACGGAGACGGTGACGAGGACGACACGGAGGAGCCAAAGCCGGAGCCGAAGCCGGAAGGCGAAGAGCCTAAGCCAGCCGAGGGCGCTGCGATGACCGCAGCGGAGGGAGTGGCGTTGAGGACTGCGCTTGCCAGCGAGAAGAAGGCGCGGGAGGCTGCCGAGAAGCGCCTGACCGGCCTTGAGCAAGAGCGCCAGACGCAGCGATTCCGCGATGTCATTCTTGGGCGCGACGAAGACTCGGTAAGGCAAGCGCAGGAGTCCAGCGTGGCGCTGCATCCGATGGTCGGCGATCATGCGGCGAAGCTCCAAATCATGCGAGCGCTCGCCGAGACGAAGGGCGAGGACTCGGCTGAGTTCAAGGCGTACATCGCAAGCGAGCGAGAGCATGCCAGCCAGATTCACCAGTCGGGGCTCTTTGGCGAACGGGGCGTCGATTCAACGGGAGAACCTGCTGGTGGCAGCGTAGTCAAGGAGATGAAGTCGCGCATCGAAGCGCTCCTTGCTACCGGCATGAAGGAAGATGAGGCTATCGCAAAGATCGCCACTGAGGACAAGAGCCTGTACGACCGCTACGACAAGGAGATCTCGGGCCGTCGCGGCGGGTACGTTGGCACGGGCTCATAGAGATCAAGAAGGGAGGAACGCATAGATGGCGCTGAACAGGCTGATCAAGTCAGTCACACTGCCCGCGAGCGGAGACCTGTCAAGCAACCAGCATCGCATCATGATCGAGAATGACGACGGAAGGCTGGTCGCAGGCGTGAACGCCGCTACACCGTTCGTAGGTGTCCTGCTCAACAAGCCCGCAGCGGTTGACCGAGAGGGAGAACTCGCCATCTCGGGGAGCATCGTCAAGCTCGAAGCGGGCGCTGCGGTCGCCGAGCGTGATGCGATCACGGCGGTCGCTGGAGGTCGGGGCTCTCCGACGACCACGGCAGGCGACTACGTTGTAGGGCGTGCTCTAACACCAGCGGCGGCCTCCGGTGTGCTCTTCGAGGTGATGGTCAACCCTGACCGCTTCTCGGGCACATCGGTGTAACGTAGAGAAGAAGGGAGGTAACGAAATATGCCACAGCCAGATGTGGGCGATGTGCATGTTAATGCGCTGCTGACGAATGTTAGCATCGCGCACCTGAACAAAGAGGAGTTCTTCATTGCGGACAAGTGCTTTCCGCTTGTAGGAGTGGATAAGCAGTCGGATGTGTACGCGGTGTACACGAGAGGCGACTTCTTCCAGGGCGCTGAAGACGCGCAGGCGATGCGCCATTTGCTCCGTGCTCCGGGTACGCGAGCGGCGGTCGCTGGGTATCGCATCGACAACAGCAACTCGTATCGATGTGACAACTTCGCCATCGGCGTCGAGGTCCCGGATGAGCTTCGCGGCAACGCGGACGCTCCGTTCAACCTCGACCGCGAAGCGACGATCCTGGCGACGCAGATTCAGCTCATCCGCCGTGAGCGAGCATTCGCTGCGGACTTCATGGCGGGGAGCGTGTGGGGGACGACCAAGACGGGGACGACAGACTTTGTGAAGTGGTCGGACTACGGTGGCTCAGACCCGTTTACTGATCTGGAAGATGGGCTGGACGCTGTGGAAGCCGCGACAGGCCAGCGTCCGAACAAGCTCATCATGGGCGCTCTTCCGTGGAGGCGCTTCAAGCATCACCCAGACCTCGTTGACAGGATCAAGGGCGGCGCAACGACCGGCCAGCCCGCTCTTGTGCAGCGCCAGCTTCTCGCCTCGATCCTTGAGATCGAAGAGGTGTTGGTCGGCAGAGCGATCTACAGGTCGAGCGCGGAAGGTGCGTCTTTGACATTGGCGCGAGTCATCGACGACGATGCATTGCTGCTCTTCGCCACTCCCACGCCTGGTCTGATGACGCCGACGGCGGGCATCTCGTTCTACTGGAGGCCGCTTACAGGCGGAGGCGTCCAGTTCATGAGGAAGTATCGCATGGAGCCTGAGAAGAAGGACGTGATCGAGGCGTTCAGCTACATTGACCAGAAGGCCACAGAGACAGAAAGCGGATACTTTTTCGCTGA